AAAAATAATTAAAGAAGAAATAAAAATGGTGAAGGATAAAAAGAAGTTAAGAAAGAAGTATGTATTAATTGAGAATAAACTAGTTGAATAAGAGAGAAATAAGTTGATTATTATTTAATTGTTTAAATTCATTATTTATTAATTTTTTATTAATTTCTTCAGTAGTAATTGGATGTTTATTTATTTTTTTACAAAATTTTTCAATACTTTCTATTAATTTATCATTCGTATAAGAATATAAAAAATTGTCAAACATTAAGTTTGTAAAGAAAGATAGGTTGCAATAGTTTGAATAATTTAATTGATAAGAAATTATATTATTTATCAATTTCAAATAATTTGAATGTATATTTTTATCATAATCTTTATATATTAGTGATAATAATAATTTAATAATGTTATTATGTAAGAAAAGTATATCAAATATTTCTTTTTGTTTATTAGTTTCATCTTTCTTTAACAAATTTGGTTTTATTTCAAAAATAGTTTTTTTATAAATATAAATGATAGCATCCCTGGTTGTCAAATTTAAGAAAGAATTTGAATCATCTGTAATTTGAGAATTATATTCTTTATATAAATAAATAGATTTATGAGAATAATAATAAGCCAATTTATGATTATTAGTGTAAAATAATATTTGTTGATAAATATGAAAAATAGTTTCAATTCCTTTTATAATAATATATAATTTATTCTTCTTGTTTACATGAAAAATATCGTTTATATTTTTAATATATTCTTCCAAAATATTTATTTGTTGAAGAAGTATATCATTTATATTGACAGATAAACTATTATAATAATTTTCTGAGTTAGATAATGATATTTTGGAATTATTTTGTTCTGTTATTGTTTTTTTTTCATCATTTATCATATAATATATATAATTATAATAATTTAAAGACATTAAAAAACTAATTAATATAATGTCATCTGAAGTTGTACAAAATGCAGGAGCGAACTACAGATTACCAAGTGATGCTACTTTAAAACATGCTACAAAGTTAGCTGTGGTTGAAGATAAACCAATTATGTTGGATTATTGGACTTCTTCATTGGATAAAACTGCTTTAATTGGTGTTAGGGAAGGAGGAGAGAAGATGCTTGTAAAGAGTGAGGAAGAATATACATCTCCTGTTGCTAAATTTTACAAAAGTGGAAGTGAGTATATTGTTATTACTGAAAATTCTATTTATTTAGTATCTTCTGAAATTCCTACTCGTAAGATTTCTTAGATTATTTATTTAATGACAACTGTTTATTGTCATTAAATTTTATATTTATATATTGTATGCCATACGGTAATTTTTATTATGGTAAAACTGGATTTTTTTATAAGAAAAATGGAACTATTGGTTGTAGATATAATCCCTCAATTGGAGCAATTTGTAATCAACCTCAAAATATATATAATAAATATGTTCCTGGATCAGGGGTAGGAGCGACTAGTAGATTTGCCAGTAGAGCCAAATTAATTAGAAGTACTCCATATTATCCTCCTCAACCATTTTCTAAATGTATGACTGAAATTGGAATGTTTTCTAAGTATTCTAGTAAATCTGGAAATTATGTATTAAATTGGTTTATAAAATAATATAAAACTTTAATTAATAATTGAATAATATGAATTTAATTGATGTTAAACAAATGAATAAATATTGGGTTCAACGAATTATATCCAAAATATATGAAATGATTGTTTTTAGAGAGAAACCATTGAAGGATAAAATTATGATTAATTATTTTTGCGAACCATCTACTAGAACAAGTGCTTCTTTTCAAACAGCAATGATTAAATTAGGAGGTTCTGTTATTTCGTTACAAGGAGAAAATAGTAGTAATCAAAAAGGAGAGAGTTTAGAGGATAGTATTAAAACTTTGAATTATTATGGTGATGTCATTGTTTTAAGACATCCTGAAAAAGGTTCTTCTGAAAGAGCAGTTAAAGTTTCAAATATACCGATTATTAATGCTGGAGATGGTAATGGAGAACATCCTACACAAGCTTTATTAGACATTTTTACTATTTATGATGAACTAAGAAAGAGAAACATAAATTTATATGATGATAATAGAAATGAAATAAATATTACATTTATGGGAGATTTAAAGAATAGTAGAACAATACATTCTTTGGTAAAATTATTAACTTTTTTTAAGAAAATAAATATTACTTATCTTCCTCATAATAATTTGAATATACCAAATGATATTTATGATTTTGTAAATGATATTGGATTAAAACAAGAAGAAATAAATATTCCACAAGAAGAACAAATCAAATATATTAAATATTTGATGAAAACTGATATATTATATATGACTAGAATACAAAAAGAAAGATTTTTTGATAATAATAATATTGATGATTTGAATCAACCTTTTCAAATTACAACTTCAAATATACATTTCTTAAAAGAAACTGCAATTATTATGCATCCGTTACCTCGTTTACAAGAAATAACACCTTTAGTAGATCATAATGATAAATGTGTTTATTTTAAACAAGTAGAAAATGGAGTTTATGTTAGAATGGCTATTTTATACGAAATATTATTGTCATAATAATATAATGGCTGATCAAGATATTAGTTATAGAGATTTTACTGCTTTAGAAGAAAGATATTTTGAAGAGTTTATGAATTCACGAAATTTAATGACATTTATGAGAAGGTATCCGTTTTTGATAGTTGGGAATTATTATATTATGAAATTTAAAGATGATTATGATGATCCAAACGAAAAACCAACGATTATGATGGTAGGTTATTTTTTAGGAGTAGATGATAGACCAAATCATGTTGAATCTTTAATTTTTTCTATAAATGAAGGTGTAACATTAGAAGATTATTTTTTTATGAATACACACCGTTCTCGTATAGAAAATGGTATATTTCAAGCAGGATTTTCATTGGAAGACGAGTTTTTTAATATGACTTCTTATTTAATTATGCAACGACGTAGAAGAAGAAGACCTGTTACACAACGACATCCATCAAGAAGAAGACAGACACGGTCAAGAAGTAATTCACCGTCAAGAAGTAATTCACCGTCAAGAAGTAATTCACCGTCAAGAAGAAGATCTAGATGTCGTGTAAGACATTAAATATTATAATAATATTATATTATTATAATATATAGTTCATTTGATAACTATATTACATAATTTTTCTAATAAGTGATACAAATTATTATAATATTTCTTTTAATTTATCAATTTGTTCTATAGAAAGAGTATCTGGATATTCTACTTTAAAATGTATAATTAAATTACCTTTTGTATTTTCTCTCATTAATCCCATTCCAGGAATAATTTTTTGATATTCAGGTTGAATGATATTTCCTGTTTGATTATTAATAGTATAAATTTTTCCATTAATATATTTTAATTCAAAAGTAAATCCACAAAGAGATTCTTTGAGAGAAATTTTCTTTTCTATAAATAAATCTAATCCTTTTCTTACAAATTCAGAATTATTATTTACTTTTATAAATATTTTTACATCTCCTTTGTTTACATCATCTATTACATTTCCTTGATTATTTAATAAGATCATCTCTCCATCATCAATACCTTTTGGTATATCTACATAAATTGTTTCTTTTTCATATACTTTTATATTATTTTCAAGTATCCATCTCTCAATTTCAATTGGCATTTGAACTCCATTTAATACCTGTTCAATATTAATATATAATGTATGATTAATTGGTTGTGGTTTTTGATGAACTTGAACTCCATTTCTAAAAACATGAATGCGAGATCCTTGGTGAGGTGGATTAAATCCCCCAAATATATCAGGCATTCCTCCCGGCATACCCATATGATTCATAGAAACCCGAATTCCACCATGATTTCCTCCACCAAATCCTTGATTGAAAAATAAACCAGATAATATATCATTTAAATCACTCATATCAGGTCCCATATTCATATTACTTCCATCGAACATTGGATTTTTTCTTATAAAATCATACTCTTTTTTCTTTTCAGGATCACTTAAAATTTCATAAGCAGAACTTATTTTTTGAAACATTTCAACTGCAGAAGGGTTATTATTATTTTTATCTGGATGATATTTTAAAGATAATACTCTATAAGCTTTTTTTATTTCATCAGGAGTTGCATTTTCTGAAATACCTAATGTAGCATAATGAGTTTCTTTATCAGTAGAAGAATACATATTATTTAATATATTATTAATTCTATTTATTAACCTAAATATTTGTTTTATACATATTTATGTTAAACATAAATTCAAATACTTTATTTATAAATAAATATAAACCATCTTCTTTAGAAGAATTTAAATTATCATCAGACTTTTTAGATATTATAAAGTTACTTATTCAATTAGATAAATTAAATATATTATTTATAGGTAATCCGGGTAGTGGAAAAACAACCTTATTAAATATTATAGTAAAAGAATATTACAAAGATATACCATATCAATCATATTCTGATAATATTTTACAAATTAACAATCTGAAAGAACAAGGAATTAGTTATTATAGAAATGAAGTAAAAATATTTTGTCAAACTTGTTCTACTATTAAAAATAAAAAAAAAATATTATTATTAGATGATATAGATATAATTAATGATCAAAGTCAACAAATTTTTAGAAATTTTATTGATAAGTATAGTCATAATGTTCATTTTATTTCTTCTTGTACATCTATTTTAAAGGTAATTGAAGGAATACAATCTCGTTTTTATATTATTCGTATTGAACCAATTAAAATAAATGATATGCGTTCAATTATGGAAAGAATAGTAATTAATGAAAATATTCAAATTACAGAAGATGCAAAAGAATTTATATTAATTATTTCAAATAATACATGTAAAGTATTAATTAATTATATAGAAAAATTTAAATTATTGAATAAATTAATTACATTAGAAATTGCGAATAATATATGCACAAATATTAGTTTTATTATTTTTCAAAAATATACAGATTTTATATTAAATAAAGACTTTAATGATGCAGTTAATATT